TCAACTGACCTAGATGGTCGGCGTAATCTACCAGCACTTGTATCACTGTAGCTCGCTGAATATTGTACTTCTTGACTATATGGGTCTGACTCTTGCCGATTGAGTACAAGTACAGTATCTCAGCTACTCGCATAGGATTGTGCCGAGATAAACTCTTGATCTTCTTCAGTTCCTTATCGTCAGCGACTTCTCGGATAGCTTCTTGTATCCTAGCCTTAAGTTCTGCCTCTTCTGTGCCTTGAGTCATATATTTTTTTAAACCTACATTTATGTGTTACTATATATAAAAAAAACCGAAGAAAAAACCCCCACCCCCCATAAGTAAAACTTATGCAATGCATAAATAAAACTTATTATAAGCAAATCTTATTAAACCAGGTCCATAAGCATTTCTAATAGTAGTTTTTATATAAGTTTTTCTAATCCGGAAGCAATCATAAGTAAAACTAATGGCCTTTGTCAAATAATTTTTATTTCTTTGCGTGAAAAGATTAAATTTTCTTATAAAATGCTATATATTAAAGGAGATTAAATAGAGTTATTTCACCAGATGAATTAATATAAAATAAGCTTGCATTTACTTTATTTCTTTTCCAATATGTAAGCCTATGAAAAATGAAAATATAAATAATACCGATTCTTCCTTTGAAGATTCTTTAAATGATATCGCAATTCAAACAGTTGAAATGCTCGCAAATAAATATGAAATTACAGATGTAATGAACATCAGTAATTTTACTGAATTCCAAGAAGAAACAAATCTAGACATAGATTTTGCTTATATGGGTTTTATAGATGTTTTATTAGATCATTATAATATGTGTTCAAAAATCACATATTTAGAAGAAGATAAGCGGCTAGTCAAATCTTTACAAAAGATGCAAGATCAATGCGATCTTTGGAAAACTGATTCTCAGGAAGATATTGAATTGATATATGAATCTTCAAAAAGATTCACTTTCAATAATGAAAGAGAATTATTAGATTTGACTCAATATAAACTCACTAATGTTTACACACCAAAACAGTTAGCATATATGGATACGGAAGATATGGAAGAATCCGATCTAAGAAAATTGGTTGCAAATCTATATCGAAAACTAGATAAATTAAACGCATTGTAAATTGAATAAAGATTCATTGAAGTATTGTTCGCAATGCTTCTCTTGAATTTTTAACAATAACACTAAATATTATAAAACTATGAATAAAACCAAAATGAAAAAACATATTACAAGGACGGTAAACCGTCTTTTATATAGATTAGACAATGAAACTAACGGTGGCAATATTGGATCAACTTATTTACAGTTACAAAAAGTTCAGGCCAAAAACGATTGTCGGTTTTTTGGTACGGGTACAGTTGCAACGCAATCCAAATTCTTTTTTATAGATCATTTGCTTGAAGCAATGGAATATCCCGACAGATACACAATTGCAGATGTAATCAAAATTATACCAGCTAGAATTTACGCTGAAAGCTTAAGTCAAAATTGGTTTACTTTAATTGAAGAAACATTCAAACAGACAGAATTTCCAATTGAAGAATTTAAAAAGATCAGATATTCACAATTATTTAGTGAATCAATTTAATTAAAGATTGATAGAGCTTATTCAATTCTATTGAATAGGCTTTATTCAGTTTTTAACTGAAAGTATAAACTCTAAATAAAGAAAAATATGGAAAATAAAAACATCTCATTCTATCGTTTCATTGATTGTAAAAATAATGAAATTGGAATCACTCAAACAAATGATCCAATATCTTTAATGAAATCATTCATTCAAGACGGCGTTTCAATAGGTGGATTCAATATAATGAATTCAAATGAAGCTATTTGTGAAATAACAAAAAGAAAAAATAATCCGTTACCGATGGATTTTATAAACATAAAATAAACAAAATATGAAAATAAAAATATTATCTAAAGTTAAGATCAAAGGAAAAGAAACAAGCCTTTTTAATTATCAATACATTGCTGAAGATGGGACTCCGATTTCAGCGATATTTCAAGCAACTAAAAACGCAATCCCTATGCTATGAAAGACGATCTTGAACATTTAGTCAAAGGTGGCGATAAAATGTTTTACTGTGCTGCTTATGTATCATTAATTGCATTACTAGCAATAATTTCATTAATCATATTACCCTGGGTAGTATAAAAGATTCAAAGGCCATCTTAGGATGGTCCTTTTTTTGGCCGAAAATAATCAAATAAAAAGCTTGCAAAGCCGCCGGCAGCTCTATAAAAAAATAAATTATATAAAACCTAAATTGTAAAAACTATGAGTAAACTAAATGAAAATGAAACAGTTCGCCAAACCGAACAAGAAATAATGTACAGAACTTTTGACGATAAGTTCTATAAATTAATAGATAAATATTGCGACATTACCTCAAAGCCAATAGGCGATGAAATAATGTCAGATTATTATCTAGTAATGAATAAAGCTTTTGATTTGATAATGAAAGCTAGAAAGGAAAATACATTGCTATGAGTAATGGAAGTAAAAAAAGCAAAAAGCAGCAGTACATTGAAAGCTTGAATCAATGGTACGCCAGCCAAGATGAAAGGCTTATTACGCCGCAATCTATTGACGATATGGCTAAAGCTTACGAAAATGAGATCGTAAGCGAAGGCCGAATACATTTAACTAAACTAATAACAAAGGAATAAAAATGACTATAAATGAAACTAAATACGAAGAAGTAATGAATATAGGAACAAAAGTAAAGCACAACGAACAAGACATTGTAGGCACGATTATTAGATATGATTGTGGCGACAAGGTAGTAATTAAATTAGATGGTGAGGACACAACCTTATCATACCACCCAAGAGAATTAACAAAGGAATAAAAATGGAAACAAATCTAACAAATACAATCAGCATCGGAGCTGTTGTTCAGCACCTTTGTCGAGATATAGTCGGCGAAGTTATAAAAGATAATGGATCATCTGTCACTATCATTGACGGAGGATTTAATGAAGCAGATATAGGACAGATAGATGTTCTTAAATCAGAAATAGAAATTATATCAGAATAAATATGGAATTACTAACAGCAAATGAAATCCAGCTAGAAGTCGATATGAATCACTATTGTATTGATGTTACAGTAAATATAGAATACGAAGTAATTGATTGCGATTGTTCATCCTATGCTGGCGAACAAGAGGTCACCGAATCTTGGATTGAAAGAGATTTATTTGATCACGATATATTGAAGTACACCAGGTATTTCGATGTACCCGATGAAATCAAAATCTTTATTCCAAAGAATGAAAAAGAATACATTGGCAAAGATGGATTGTATGATTCAGAACTAAAGGCCATTCAAGCAGCAGTGATAGATTACTTAGATTGCTTATGAAATCAGAAAGAGAAAAAGAGAAGTTTTATAACTTTCTATTTCCAATAGTATTTATTGTAATATATCTCTTTATGGAACTAATAAAAGGATTGATTTCCGTATGGGAATACATTTATCCTTAAACCCAGCAAAGTATTAGTATGATAAACAATCCATCAAAACACATACGATTGAATTCAATGTCACTACGCCGACTATTATTAGTCATATTGGCTAGGAGTGGATTGTATTTCTTCTCTAGTAAAGATGTTACACTTTCAATTATACTCAATATTACATTTTATGTCAAGCTTAAAAACCTTGCCAATATATAACCCATTAACAATCAATAAATTAAATATGAGAATACTTAAAGATAAGGAACCGGTTTTAACCGAGTTTCAAGTCACCGAGACTTATACAGTCAAAGCAGTGACTTTAGATCAAGCCGCCGAAATGGTAAGCTCGAATGAGTTTCCTAACGGAATAGATAAACACAATGTAAAAATTAAACCCAACTTTTAATTATGAGAGAAGTCATACAAACATATAAAGATGAAGAAACTGGAGAAGAATTTGATATGATCTTCCCAGCCGAACATCGAGATTACATCGTTGTCGATTGGGGCAACGATTGCAATGGTAGTCGTTATACGCTGCACGGAACAAAAGATTACCTAGATGATAAGTGTAATTTTTGGTCCATAGATGCACTTGGAGACCCCGGGATAGTCAAATACAAGAGAGTCCTAGACGATGCAGTAAAAGATAGCGATAAAGTACATCTGCATTGTATGTGTGATGGTCCATTCATTGACGATAAAGATAGAGAACAAGAGTTCAAATCACTATTCGATAACTCTCCACTACTAACACAAAGATTTCTATGAATAATATAATACAGTTCTACACATACCCAGATGGTCCAGCAGATCAAATGGGACAAGACGAAATCGTCTTAGTTCGAGACTCCCTGGGGTCTTTAAATAATACTTACGTTGGTGATTTAATCAAAGGTGATTATTATTGTAAAAGAATACCAAGTCCATTGCCGCCAAGGTCAGCAGATGATATTCTAGAATATATGGCCAAAAACGGAATACAAATAAATTACATTTCGGACGATGAAACGCACGACATTATTTTAGTCGAAGCAGTAAAAGGGCAGCTTGTTCTTTGCCAAATGGCTTTTAACGATGCTAGAACTGCTATCCGAGATGTGATTGAACCAATAATGGATATGGAGGAACTATGATTGAAGTAGATTCAGATTATCACCACAAGGAAGATCAATCTAAATTCATTGATGCCTGGGAGGGTAACATAGAAAAGATTGAGAAAAATCGTAAGATTATGAAAGAGGGTAAAGAAGCAGTTTCCACTTTTCGACTTTTAGGCTTGCTAAAAGATGCGAATTGTGGTGAGCTACGTAAATGGGATAGAATCCCTTAATCGTTATGGGAAAAGGAATGCAACCAAAGAAAGGCTACAATCAGAAAGCCTACGATCAGAACTACGATCAAATCGATTGGAGTAAAACTAGAGAAAAGGCTAAGAAGAAAGGCAGCAAGTAATGGCTCATTTCTACACCTCATCTACTAAACCCCAATTCTTACCCGATGTGACTACTGCTCCTCAAGCTCGAAAGAGGGGCAGAGCATATCCATCTGTAACAACTGTCTTGGGAATCGTTAAAGACGATTTCTTGGATAGTATTTACACACCCCGGAAGCTAGTCGAACTAGCCAGGGAACATCCCGATGTCCATTACTCAATCCTCAAGGAATGGGTATATGGATTTAGGGAACATCCTTTTACGGGAGAGATGCTACCAAGCTCAGAGTTCGGAACTGCTGTTCATAAAAGAATAGAAGAATGGCTGCTCGATGGAGAAGGAGAAGCTACTGCATTTGATGACTGGGCAAAACCTTTCATTGATTGGGTAAATGATAACGATGTGGAAGTCGTTGACTGTGAATACATTGTGTCAGATAATAGATTCAAGATAGCTGGTAGCATTGACTTCATTGGAGTGAAAGATGGCCAAGTATTTATGGCTGACTACAAGTGTCGATCTTGTGATGGCAAAGGAAAGTTCTATGGAAAGGATTGTAAGCAGCTCGCAATAGAGAGTGTAATGCTAGCAAAAAAATTAAGACTTGACTACTACCCCGAAATACGATCAATTTGCATTTGTACTAATAGTGCTGAACATTATCACAAAGTATGGACCAAAGAAGAATTTAACTATTATTTCGACTGTGCCAAGCTCGCTGCAAAGGTGTATTGGCAAGAGCGAATGACTAAAATAAAAACTAAACCTAGAAAGAAATGAACAATGTGGATACTACCCAAACAAATACAATCACTCACCTCAGTCTCTGTACTGGATACGAAGGAATCGGAAGAGGACTTAGAGCAGTTCTGCCAAATGTGCGAGAAATCGCTTATGTGGAGATCGAAGCCTTCGCTGTTGCGAACTTGGTTAACAAGATGGAAACGAAACAGTTGGATGCAGCACCTATCTACACGAACCTTAAAACCTTCCCATACAGAAAGTTTCGAGGACAAGTGGACATCATTAGTGGAGGATTCCCTTGTCAGCCCTTCTCACAAGCTGGGGCTAGAAAAGCTACTGAAGACCCAAGACACCTTTTCCCATACATCGCAGAAGGAATCAGAGAGTGCCAACCAAGAATTGTCTTCCTCGAAAATGTCGAAGGAATTATCTCAGCAAAAACCACAGACGGAGAATCAGTTCTCCAATATGTCCTCCGAACATTGGAAGGCTTGGGTTACAGAACAACGGCTGGAATATTCTCAGCGAGTGAAGTCGGCTTCCCTCATCAGAGAAAACGAGTCTACATTTGTGGGGTATCCCACACCCTCAGTAGCCGGCTGCGTAGAGGGAGGAGTAGCGAACAATGTTCAAATGGACGAGAAGGGAATATTTTATCGGTACAACAAGAAGGGAGTAAAGTGGTCAGTAAAACTGAGGGATGCAGTAATACATCAAGCATCGAAGCAGTGGTTGACTCCAACGGGAGTGGACATCG